AAAAGGATGTGTATGGAGCAGTACGGGGAGTGGCAGCCGGACAGTTTTATCGTCGAGAAAAAGTCCGCAGGTACGGCTATATATCAGGAGATGCGCCGCTCGGGGATACCCGTGCAGGAGTATACGCCGCACCGCGGCACGGGCGACAAGTACGCACGCCTCAACTCTGTGGCTGACATCATTGCCTCTGGGATGGTCTGGGTACCTGCACGGCGCTGGGCTGAGGAGGTTGTGGAGGAGGTGGCTGGGTTCCCATTTATGAGCCACGATGACTTGGTTGACTCTACTGTCATGGCGCTGATGCGCTTCCGGCAGGGGGGATTTATTCGGCTACCGACCGACGACCACGATGACGAGTTGCCATATAGACGCAAAGTAGAGTATTACTAAGTGAACTTCAGCCCGAGGACTGTTCATGGCCGTAGATAAACCCCTGACGCCGCTTGACCTCGAAGACGAGGATATGCTGGACGACGAGGACGCTGAGCTCGAGATCGAGATCATCAATCCGGATGCGGTGACCATCGAGGATGAAGACGGTGGCGTGACCATCGACTTTTCCGGTGAGCTGACCGGTGAGCTGTTGGGCCCGGCGCATGACGACAACCTCGCCGAGTTTATTGACGAAGACATTCTTGGCTCCATGGCCAGTGAGCTGATCAGCGACTTTTTGTCTGACCGGGAGACCCGCAAGGACTGGGCAACGGCCTATGTCAACGGTCTGGACCTGCTTGGCATGAAGATCGAGGAGCGTGACCAGCCGTGGCAGGGCGCGTCAGGGGTGTATCACCCGATGCTGGCCGAGGCGGTTGTGCGGTTCCAAGCGCAGGCTATGGGCGAGCTGTTCCCAGCCTCTGGGCCGGTGCGCAGCAAGATTATGGGCAAGATGACGCCCGAGAAGGTTAAGCAGGCTGAGCGCGTGCAGAACGAGCTGAACTATCAGCTCACCGAGGAGATGACCGAGTACCGCGATGAGTTGGAGCAGATGCTGTTCCAGCTGCCGCTGGCGGGCTCCGCCTTCAAAAAGGTCTACTACGACCCGATCCTGCAGCGCCCCTGCGCTATGTTTGTTACGGCTGAGGATTTTGTGGCGACCTATGGCGCGTCAGACTTGCAGACCTGCGAGCGGTACACGCATGTGATGAAGAAGTCCGACATCGAGGTGATGAAGCTGCAGGTCAATGGGTTCTACCGCGACGTAGAGCTGCCGGACGCTGCGCCGGAACCGTCGGATATTCAGTCCAAGTACAATGAGATGGCCGGTGAAGACGGCTCCATCGAGGACGATGACCGCCGGACTATCCTTGAGATGCACGTCACGATGAACATGCCCGATGGGTTTGACGACGCAGATGGCATCCCGCGGCCTTATATTGTGACCATCGACAAGACGTCCCGCACCGTGCTGGCTATCCGCCGGAATTGGTACGAGGACGACGAGCGTCAGCTCAAGCGGATGCACTTTGCGCATTACAAATACCTGCCCGGAATGGGATTCTATGGCACTGGCTTGATTCACCTCATCGGTGGTCTTGCTAAGTCGGCAACGTCCATCATGCGCCAATTGATTGATGCCGGTACGCTGTCCAACCTGCCCGCTGGCCTAAAAGCCAAAGGGATGCGTATCAAAGGCGACAATACTCCCCTTATGCCGGGTGAGTGGCGCGATGTTGATGTGCCGGGCGGAACGATCAGGGACTCCCTGTTCCCGCTGCCATATAAAGAGCCCTCGGGCGTCCTGTACCAGCTGCTCGGCAATGTGGTCGAGGAGGGCCGTCGCATCGGCTCCGTAGCGGACGTCCAAGTGGGCAACATGAACCCCGAGGCCCCAGTGGGCACCACCCTTGCACTGCTTGAGCGGTCTATGAAGGTGATGTCCGGGGTTCAGGCCCGTCTGCATGCTGCGATGAAGCGTGAACTGCGCCTGATTGCTCGGGTTATCCACGACTATATGCCTGAGCAGTACGCATACTACCCTGACGATGACTTCAACCGGGTGGAGGACTTTGATGGTCGCGTCGATGTTATTCCGGTGTCTGACCCGAATGCCGCCACGATGGCGCAGCGTGTGGTGCAGTATCAGGCTGCTCTGCAGCTCGCTCAGCAGGCGCCTCAGCTGTATGATCTGGGTAAGCTCCATCGGCAGATGCTCGAGGTGCTGGGCATCCAAGACGCAAGCGACATCATCAAGCTGCCGGACGATATCAAGCCGAAAGACCCGGTGACGGAGAACATGGCCATGCTCAAGCAGGAGCCGGTCAAAGTCTTCGCATATCAGGACCACGAGGCGCACATCGCCGTGCACATGGCAGCAGCGCAAGATCCCAAGATCCAGCAGATGGTGGGTCAGTCCCCCTTCGCCGGGGCCATTGGGGCGGCCTTGGCCGCGCACATTACCGAGCACGTTGCGATGCAGTACCGCGTCGAGATTCAAAAACAGCTCGGCGTCGAGATGCCCGACCCGGAAGAGCCGCTGCCCGAGGATATGGAGCGCGAGGTGTCGCGTCTGGCGGCCGAGGCCGCAGGCAAGCTTCTGCAACGGAACCAGCAAGAGGCCGCACAAGAAGCCGCGCAGCAGGCTGCCAAAGACCCGCTCACGCAGATCCAGATGAAAGAGCTGGAGCTCAAAGAGCGCGAGGTCGCCCTCAAAGAAGCCGAGGCCAAGCACGAGGCCATGGTGGACTTGGAGCGGCTCAAGCTCGACCAAGCCAAGGTTGTGGGCAACGCCAGCCTGCAGGAGGAGCGGCTGGCGGCAGACAAAGAACGCGATGGTGCCAACCTCGCGGCGCGTCTGGCTACACAGCTCGAGCAAACGGCGGCCAAAGAACGCATCGAAGGCGCTAAGATCGGCCTGAAGGCCGCAGAAAACATGGTTAAGGGAGCAGCCGATGTTGGACGTAATAGAGGTGATTCGGGGTCGGATTGAGGAGTATGAGACGCAGCTGGCCGAGTATCTGCTCGGCGGGGGCGCACCCACCCATGACGACTACATGAAGCAGGTGGGCAAAGCCCACGCATTTAAACTGATTAGGCAAGATCTCGAAGAGATTGAGCAGCGCTACATCGAGGACTGATCCTCGCACGAAATCGCCGGATGGTCCGGTGCAAGGGCAACAGTGGGCCCACTCACCACTGCGAAGAGGTACGATATGTACGAAGCGACAGGGATTGACGAGGATATCCTCGCCAAGCTTCCGGAGCCCGCAGGCTACCGCCTGCTCATTGCCACCCTGAAGGTCAGCGAGAAGACCGAGGGTGGCGTCTACATGCCCGACAAGATCAAGGACGCCGAGCAGACCGCCTCCATTCTGGGGTTGGTGCTGAAGGTTGGCCCCGAGGCGTACAGCGATCCGGACCGGTTTCCGTCCGGTCCGTACTGCAAGGCTGGCGACTTTGTGATCTTCCGGTCCTACTCGGGCACCCGGTTCAAGATTGAAGAACAGGAATTTCGGCTTATCAATGACGATACCGTTGAAGGTATTGTGGATGACCCGCGCGGCTATAAGAGGGCATGACCATGAACGCACGTGCAGATCAAATTGACGACAACGTCGAAGTAGACGAGCTCGACGACGGTTTTGAAATCGAGATTGTCGACGACGTTCCCGCGGAAGACAAACCGCGCCGTGCGGCCGACGCCCCGGCCGAGATCCCGGACGAAGACGACCTTGAGGGCTACAGCGAGCAGGTGCAGAAGCGCCTGAAGAAGCTGACCTTTGAGGCCAAAGAGGCTGCCCGCCAGCAGGCTGAAGCTGCCCGGCTGCGCGATGAGGCGATCAACTACGCCAAAAGCGTCGCCGAGCAGAACAAAAAACTGCAGGAGGACATCCAGAAAAACCAAGGCTACGTCGTTGACCAAGCCAAGGGTCGGCTGTCCGCTGAGATCGAGCGGGCTAAAGTCGCGTACAAGAACGCGTACGAGGCCGGTGACGCCGATGCGCTGCTTGAAGCGCAGGCCAATTTGACCAAGCTGCAGAACGACCAGTACCGGTGGGACACCTTCAAGCCCGCCGCGCGACCGGCAGCGGAGCCTACCGCTCCGGCTGTTCAGCCCGCTCCGCAACAGCCGCAGGTAAAACTGACCGGCAACCAAGAACGGTGGCTGTCCAACAACGACTGGTACGGCAAAGACCGGCGTATGACTTCATTTGCCCTCGGGGTGCATGAAGAACTCGTATACAATGGTGTTGAGCCAGACAGTGAAAAGTATTACACTGAAATTGATCGGGAGCTTCGTAAGACGTTTCCGGACAAGTTTTCTGATGGTGAGGAAGTTGAGGTCCCCGCTCGCCAGAAGAAACCGGCCGCCGTGGTTGCCCCCGCTGCTCGCAGCGCGAAAACGCCACGCAAGATTCGGTTGACCTCGACCCAAGTGGCAATCGCCAAGCGCTTGGGGCTCACAAATGAGCAATATGCGGCGCAAGTTTTGAAGGAACAGCAAAATGGTTGATCGTACCCCACGCACCGAAGAGACCCGTGACAAGACGGCTCGCAAGCGCACTTGGGAACGTCCCTCGGCCCTGCCCACCCCCGAAGCCCGCGACGGCATTTTGTTTCGCTGGATTCGCACATCAACTCTGGGTGATACGGATAACCGGAACGTTTCGATGCGTTTTCGTGAGGGCTACACGCCAGTTAAGGCTTCCGACTATCCCGAGCTCCGGGTGATTAGCGATCGTGATTCGCAATTCCCGGATAATATCGAGATCGGTGGTCTCCTGCTGTGTTCCATCCCCGCCGAGATCGTAGAGGATCGTAGCGCTCAAATGGCCGAGAAAGCCCGTCAACAGATGGACTCGGTTGACCGCAACTACCTCCGCGAGAATGATCCCCGGATGCCCATGCTCCGACCGGAGCGGGAATCGCGGACCACAAACTTCGGTAAGTAAGCCTTACCGATATCGCAACGGAGAGTATCATGGCAATCACTGCCGCTCCCTACGGGCTTAAGCCCGTCAAGCGTGCCGACGGCATGCCCTATGCTGGGGCTACGTCCCAGTATCTGATCGACCCTGCTGGTGAAGCGACCAACCTGTTCTACGGGCAAGTCGTCATCATTGGTGCAGATGGCTACATCGCCCTTGCCACCGGCACTGGCGCTGACCTGACCACCAACAGCATCAGCGGCACCACTGGCGTCGGCGCTATCGGCGTGTTCGTCGGTTGTGAGTACGTCAACGCACAAGGTCAGGTGCTTCACGCTCAGTACTACCCCTCCGGGTATGCTGCGCCCACGGGCACCTCGATCAAGGCGTACGTGGTCGATGACCCCAATGTCCTGTTCCAAGCTCAGCTGGACGGCACGGGTGCTCAGACCATCATCGGCACCAACACGTTCTTTGCTGCAGCTCAGTCCACCTCGACAGGTTCGACCTCGACGGGTAACTCGACTTCGGCTCTGGACGCCACGGTCCAAACCGCAGCGGCCGCCTTCCGCGTCGTTGC